GAGTCTTCCATCATGCGAAGCTGGTTAATAGGCTTCAGCGCTTTGTGCAGATGCGAGACAACTTTCTTTTTAGTTTCGTCTAGAAGACCAGAAGTTACATAGCTAATCGAATCGTTCGACAGCTTAACACCTGTCTGTGTCTGACCAGGCTTGTCTTCGTAGATATAATACTCATCAACACTGTCAACAATCTTTACACCAGTTTGCGGATCTTTTTTGTACTTGACTTGGCGAACCTTACGAATCTTGACAGAATCAATGTTACGAATTTCTTGAATACCCGCTTTGGGGCTTGCTTCGTTAACAAGCAGATGGTGATAGATTCTTCCATCAACATACCACGATCTAAAAATCTCGTGACCAATTTCATTAAAGCGAAGCATACCTACAATGGTTTCAAATTCTTCGCGAATTTGATCTTTAATCTTTTCGCCTGCTTCGATATCGTCAAGAGAAATTTCTACAGATGACTGAAGTTCAGATGCCGAAATAGTTTCGTTTACAATTTCGTCGATAGCCATATCGACTTCGGGATGCATTGCAACACCACGATAACGCGAAATTAGATGATGGTTATCTTTCGCCTCATCACCTTCCATATTAATATACTGCCCAAAGTGTCCGGCTGTCGCAGTGACATATCCAGAACCGTCTGGGTCAGTTGGGGGCACGACAGATTGGAGCTCCTGTTTGCCCTTATCATCTTTTTTCGCTCTTTTGATTTCAAAACCAAAGAGTCTTATACCATTATCGTATTCTGCCATGATTTTCCCTAAAAAATATACTGAGGAGCCCGTGAAGACTCCTCAGTATTTAGACCGACCTTAAGATGTGGTATTGCTTTCCCAATACTGGTAAGCAAACGTAACATCAAAAACTTCGATCTGATCACGAGTGTCATAGTCAAGAGCGATAGTACCAACAGTGGTCGGGAATGCACCTCTGAAAGTGTAACGCTTGATTACAGACTCGTCACGATCCAGTTGATCAACAAGCAGGTCCGCTTGATAGTCAATCGGATTCGTCAGACCGGTATTTGCTGCGTGAGCATTGATACCATTCATCCAGCGCTCCATTGCGTCACGAACTTCGAAGTCAGTATCGTTAATGATGGTGACTGTCCAATCTTCGAACGTGCGATCTCCTGCTACCTTCAGTTCACGACCGCGAAACGGTACGGGAAAAGAGTTAGTCTGAGATTGCGGAAGCTGAGCAGTTTTGCAAAGGAACGATGTCAATTCGACATCGCCCCCCGCATATGCTGGAAAGTTGATGGTCGCCTTGAACATGTTCGGGCGCGCACCACCACCTCTCAGCTTTGATTTAAAATCATCAATTCCTAGTAATGCCATTTCTTATACTCCTGTGCGCTTAAACAATCCCGACGACTTCATCGAAGTCTACGCCAGTTCTAACCGCTACGAAGTTCAAAGTAACGTAGTTGATAGAACGTGCAGGCTTCACGAAGACCGAAGCGACAAATTGGTTGTTATCAATGATATTCGGTGTGTTGTTTGTTTCATCACACACCACACGGAAATCAGTGATACCGCGTCGACCCTTAATCTCTCTCAAGAAAGGCTCGACAATGTTAACGAACTCTGCTCTTGTGAATTCATCATTAAATTCGAACATAACATTCTGTGCAGCTGCTTTGATTGCGCGTTCCATCACCAAGAACAGGCGACGAACGTTGATGCGATCAAATGCAGATGGGCGACCAAGTTTAGTCTTATCACCAAATAGCAGAATACCCTGACCAGGCAGATTCACAATCGGGTTGACCCCCGCTTTGTACAGCGTGTCTCTTTGAGACTTAGAAGCATTGTACGCAAGCGAAGTTACACCGAAGTATTGCCCACGACGCTGACCTGCAGGCGAGAACCATGGTGCGCTACTGTTGTCAGAAGCAGCCATAATACCAGCAGTTGCGGGAGCAGCAGGGATAAACACATATTGGTCTCTATACTTATCATAGACTTTAATGTAATTATTGTCTAGAATAACATATGAAGAAGAATTTATTGTGCTAGACCATGTCTTCGTGTTTGTCACAAGTGTATTAGTATTTGTCTGATTCACGACAATGTTACGAGAAGGCGATGCTACCACCACGCAGTCTTTTCTCTGAGTGCTAGCGATTGTAGCAAGATAGTTAATTATCGTTGTTTGATCAGCGTCTGCTTGCAAACCAGGAGCAATCAAGAAATCTACCTGAATGTTATCGGGATCATTGTACAGATCAAAACCAGTTTGATAATCGCCAACATCTAGTGCAACATGAACACCACCGCCCAGCGAGTAGTTTTGAACATTTGTAGAACCAGGCCCACTAAAAGAAGCAGCTCCAGTAATGCCCGTAAACTCAGTCGCGAGACTAGCTCCCCAAACATAATCAGATTGGTTGTTCAGAACATCCAAAATATAGTTTGTAGAACCATCTGATTTTTTCGCGTCAGTTGCGAGAGACAGGTAAGGGAACGTTTCAAGAATCGTGCCAGGAGTACCTGTGATTTTACCGTCTTCGTCGTAAACAACTGCGTGAACTTCGTCGTATGCTGTAGCAGAGCTAAGCGCAGACACATAAGAAGATGTTGATGGTGCACCATCAAAGAGTGCAAACATATTCACACCGTCGACAGTCCAGTTTTCAAACGCGCTGTCGCTTGTAGACTGCGGGCAGATAGAAACCTTGATGCTGTTTCCTAGTGTGCCAGGATACTTAGCAACAATCTTGTTAGCCGTCAGAGTCTGAGCGTTCCAGTTATCAAGATTCNTGACAACAGGTGCAGAACCAGCAGCACACGCATTGGTGTCAGAATCGCCGATTACGCGAGTGACAAAAGAACTGCCAGAATATTTGAGGAACATAGCCGCAGACAGAAAGTCAGAGACATCTGCTGCAGAATCTGTAGAAGGAGATCCAAAAGTTGAAACAAGCTCTGCTTCGTTACCTATACGAATAGGCTGTTCAACAGGACCCCAATTGAAGTCTCCTACCAACGCGCCCGTAGTGGTTGTCACTGCCGGCACAACACCTGACAGGTCGAATTCCTTTACGATAATGTTGGGAGACTCAGATGGTATTAATGCCATGGTCGTGTCCTTTTTTCGTTAACATATGATAAGAGAACATAATACGGAAGATTCACATTATTTATTTATAAAATGTATGTTTTCAGTACACATCTTCCCATATTTGCCATGGATCGTATTTCATTTTATCCTGCTCTTCAATTTCTTTTATCGCATCGCTTCCGTCATCAACAAAACCAAAAGGCACGATTGCGTCTTCAATTTCTCTCATTTGGTTTTCAAACATCATTTGTTTTAGATTGATGTCTGTCATATCTGCAAACATTTGAGTGGCGACAAAATAACCAAGCATGACAAGATTCATCATCAGATCGTCATGGTTGCCATCACTTGCTTCGTATGATTGCCCTTTCGAGACGAAAGTAGAGACTTCTAGAATAGTTTCCTCGTCACATATATCAAGTTTCTGTTCTTCAAGTAAGTCTTTAATACCTGAGCAACCAAGCCGCTTGACTTTACGATTCATTTCAATACCAATTGCGTTTGCTTTGACAGCAGACTCAACGTGAACATTCTCATATTCAAGGTCGTAATACAATCCATTACACACTACGGAACCTTGATCGTTTGACTCAATGATCACATATGCATTATTGTAGACTTTCGCAAACTTATAGATAATATCAGGGAAGAGTATTGGAGAGATACGGTTATTCCGATACACTGCTACCTGTTTAAAAGGTCGCTCAGATATATCGATGACATTAAATGTCGAATAGTCCTGTCCTCTTCCTTTCGCTACGTCGACCATCATGAGATATTCGTGCTTCTCTTTGGTCTCTTCGTAGATTTTTACATCACCCCCTTCAAGAATTTTCTTAGGTGGTTTTGCTCTCAGACCAAGCAGAGTTTCTGCATTGATCAGAGTATCGCCTGTCCCAAAGAAGGTGTTACCAAACTCTTGGTCAAACTGCATTTGTGAAGTGTTCGCGATTGTTTGACGCTTCCACTCTTCGTCTCTTCCAGGTACGTCCCACCAGTTGACTGTAAACGCTTTGTATTCGTTTGTCTTCTGAACCGCACCTTCCCAAATCTTGTGAAAAGTATTACCTATTCCGTTCGCCGTAGATGTGATAATAACTTTGGTGTCTCTACCCGCCGATATAACGGGATACGTCGAAGTATAAAACTCATTTGCTCGCTCAACAAAAGCAAACTCATCAAGAAATAGTAAGTTAACAGACATACCACGAATAGAACTGCCAGAAGTAGCAGCAGCAATAATCCGAGAATTATTTGAAAACTCAATACTACCTTTGTTAAGAGCCCTACAACCTGGTTGCAAAAAGAAGGGTAAGTTTTCCAGAGCCAATGTAACACGAGCAAGCATCTCCCTCGCAGTAGCACCTTTGTTTGCTAACACGGCGATAGTTTTTTCGGGGTGAAAGATTGCATACCAAAGCAGATAGACAACAGAAGAGATAGATTTACCAGACTGACGACAAGCAAGAACAATAGAGAATCGATTACCGTTGAAGTGATCGAACATCTTTTCTTGGTAAGGATACAAGTTGAAATTGACAAGACCATTGTCAAGTGATATAATCTTTACATAATTTCTTGCAAAATATGCAGGATCACGCATACACTTCGCATACTCACGAACTTCGTGTTCAGTCCATTGCTGTTGAACACCGTCCGCTTTTACATTGATATTGCCTAAGTAGTGTCTTTGATCATTCATCCGCAGGGCTAACATCAATCACCTTTTCATCATCATGTTTCATTAATAATCTTTGCAAGTCAGTAGTGCTGCCAATAAACACATTGTTATTGGTGATTGCCTTTTGGTCTTGTTTCTTTTCGTGTTGAGTAACTTCTCGCGTCTTTTTGTTAAGCTCCATAAGCTTATCATTAACATCAGAGATGTTTTTGATCATGTTCGAAAGAACTTCGAACGCGCGAGGATGTTCTGATTCGCGAGCGACTTCAATCATCAGATCAAGTGACTCTCTTCCCTTGTCTATTAGTTCGTAATAGGTTGCGCGGGAATAATCGTAGTCTGACTTGATATTCGGATCATCATCTTTCATACTGTTATTTATACTAACCGTTATTTGTTGTGAACAACAAATCCATTCGCAATGTAAGTGTCATTACCCGTCACACTCAAGCTATTGATTTTAACGTTTTTGATTTCAATGGCAATATTTTGAACTGTCGAAGTCGTATATTCTGTTCCATTCCAAACAATTAATTTATCGTTTTCTTGTATTTCTGTCAGGTCAAGCTCAGGATGTAGTTTACGCCCTGCTTCTAAATTAAAACATTTCCAACCTTGTGTTGTTAAGAATGGATGAGCGCCAGTCACAAACGGTACTGTGCTGCCCCATCCATACAGAGCAGAAGTTTTTTCGATAGAATGATTGCGCGTAACCTCATTGATCGACTTGTCTGCACCAAGTACTTTATCACCAACTTCAATTAATCGAATTTCTTTTCTAGTTCCATCAGTTAACGTGACAAAAGAATTTTCTGTAAAACAGTCTTCGTCAAGCTGACTACTTGAGCCTGGAGGAGGCGGATCAACAGGTGCTGTTACAGGCAAAGCATTTGCAACGGCATATAGCTCAAAGCGTTGTGTGTCTGTGTTCGAAGGATCTTCTACGTCTGTAATTGTAATGTCAACTCTTAACGTCCCTTCATTGCTACCAGATGTCGGCGCTGGCACTTCAAGATACCAGCCTCTGTTCGTCGACAGAGACAATTGCGTTCCTGTAGAACCAATAAACGTGCCTTTTGGTGTAGGTCCTGAAACGACCTGTGCTGATATGTTAAAGTTACCAACGGGCCCACTAGACACCCAAGTGCCAATCAACTCGCCACTGCTGCGGTCACCTCCTCCTGGATTCTCGCTGCCAATAGCATATACTTTACCATCGTTTTCAAATCTGATAATCGATCTTGCCACGCGCATCAAAGGCAGGAGGATCAGGATTAATATCGTAAACAAAGTCTTTACCAGCATCGATAAGAATATTAACTATCGAAGCTGGAGTTGCATCTGTTGTCGTAAATCCTACAGACGCTACAGGAGAAGCACCAGTTGATGTGGTGTATAATCCCATCGTATACGCATCGTTCTTAGTGTCTGCGTTAATTGCAGTGACAGTGTTGAAAGCACCTGCATTCGATGTCACACTGACTGATCCTGCATAGCCACTTGTAAAATCATCAAACACCGATTGATTTGCAAAATTCAAAATTGTTCCTGCGCCTATCGTAGATGTGACTGGTGAACTCATTGTAACTTGAGTATCCCAAACACCTGTGACTGTCCCAGATATTGAAGCGTTATCGCATGCCATGCCAACTGTAATTCCAGCTGTGCTTGCAAGATTAATAACAGAAGTTCCGGATGAAACAGCCGAAGATACTGATGCTCTTTTAACATCAGATACTCTATAATAGTAAGTGCCGTCTTCAATACTTGAGCCGCCTATAGTCCAAGTAACCGTGGCACCTTCTGCAGGCGTTGCTGTACTAGGGCTGAGCGTAAATGTAGGTGCAAGATCACTTAAAGTAAAGTTTGCTGTGTTGATTAGTGTACCGCCGCTTCCAACATAACCACCACGCGACAGTGTTACAGTACCAGACAACACACCATCAAAAGCTGAATTTGTTGTCGAAGTTCCAAGATTTACAGTAAACGAAGTCTGAGCTCCAGTGTATAAACTATAAATTTGT